GAATATACTTAACTTTCGTCTCTTCCGTGCGTGCGAGATAGGATAAAATACGTTCTTTGGTATCATCTTGGGAGAAATCGTCCACTATAATCATCTCCCAATCGGTAAAAGACTGGTTTTGGACCGATTTTATGGCTTCTATGACCCTATCTACCCGATTAAATGTGCTGGTGATAATACTTATCATTCTAGTACCCCCAATATATCACTAAACTGAACTAACTTACACTTCCCTTGTTTGGTCTCAACGTCTATCCCAGCGAACTTTTTGAGCAAAACTCGGTCTTTTGGCGAAACTCCAGCCTCTACAGTGACCTTAGACGAGAGATTTACTGGTCCCCCGACCTCAATTACCTCCGCAACGTTGTCTTCTTTATCTGAATCTGGGAGAAATAGGCCACTTGGTAACTGTTGGGTATCTTGTTCAATTATCTTTATGAGTATAAATCCCTTATAAGGACGGAGGTTGTAATCAAAGGTGCCGAAGTTCTTGATGTTTTGGACTATCTTGTTAGTTTCTTCTTGTTCTTTGCTTTGTTGTTCTTTAACCCAGGCTGGTTTATCTTTGGCAATAGCCTTTTTACGGTCACTTTCCCAATCTCTTGCTTTTTTGGATGCTCTGGTTTCTTGTTTACGGGTTAAATCAAATGCCTCTGCGGCCTTAGTAGCTTCTTTATAGTTATCGGAGTGTAGTTTCTCCTCGTGTTCCTTCCAAGTGGGTGAGTAGGGCACGTACATAACGGGATTATATCACACAAAAGAGCCCTCGCAAGAGGGCCCTTGTTGTTCAACGAACCTATCCCAGTTGTTAAGCTGAGGAGGAGATTGTGTTGGTGATACTTGCGTAGAACGAAGTATTCAACAGAGCGGCTGCGAAGGAAGCCTTCCAACCTGCTGTTGAAACTTTGTCTGTTGGGTCTGCGGTTCCTGCTGAACCAAATCCCTTGACGTACGTTCTCAAGTTCTGAATGTCGGTTACACCGAAAGCATCCTTTCCGAAGATAGAAGTTACGAACAGAGTTGCCGAAGCAACAACTGCCGAACCTGCATCGTAGGAAGAACCTCTGGTATAAGCATTGGTAGATGAAAGGAATCTACATCCTAACAACTTACCAATTTCTCCACTCATCAACTTGCCTGCGTTAGCCTCGGTATACTTGTTGGAATCAATCCAACCCCCTGTCGTAGTGTCTCCCATAAGGTCGTACGCCGCGAATGGGTGTATAACTGCCACGTAGTTTCCGTCATCCTGTCTAAAGGCATCGGCTGCATCAAGTTTTCTAAGTCCTCTCCTGATATCACTTATGTTAAGGTAAGCTAGTGCTGGGACTGCTGACCAATAAGCGACCGAAGAACCATTTACTTGCTGACCTGCCGCTGCGATTACGCCTCTTACTACAGTATCTATTGAGAGTCCTGCATTGTATGCAAGTCTGCTGATAGCAGCTTTCATAACATCACCGAATGATGTGTATGCAAGAATATCTGAGATAGAGACTGCGTTATCGTACTGGGCTGGGGTCGCCGTTACTTGTGTAGCGGTCATAGAAACTGCGGTCGTAGGAACACCCTCGCCTTGTCCTGCTGTGACCAAGTCTAAGCTGGTCCACTTCATCCAAGCGATGAGTCCAGAACCATAGCCTCCCTCTCCCTGTCCAATAGAAGTAGAGTGCTGTCCTAATTGTTTATGAACCAATTTTGATTCAGCAATCTTAAGGAACAGTTTATCGTAATACTTCTGTACCATCTTTGACACTGTTGATGTCGTTGATTTTGCACTAAAGTCTGTGTTTGCCATATATATTCACCTCACTTAAAAGCAAATTAAATAAAAAGACACCCCTTTTTCAGGAGTGTCTTGCTCGGTTTTCCAAGTTTAGACTAACCGTTAAGAAGTAGGCTTTCCCCAGTTTCCTGTGGCACGCATTTCTCTTTCAAGGTCCTCCAGACTGGCGGTGTCGGGGTTTACCTGAGCCTCCACTCTTTGACCAGGCTTAACGATATTTCCTTCGGAGACCGACCTTTTGAAGGTTTTGGTCTCTTCTTTCATAGAGGTTGTCTTAGACTGTAGTTTTTTAGCAAGGTTTATAGCCTGCCTTGCTGCCTCAGTTTTAGTTGCGGCACTGCCAGCAACATAGATTGAAGCAGCTACTCTATCCAAATCCTCGTCATATTCTGGATTACTTGGGTTGAACTGAGGGTACTGATTAAACAGAGACTCAGTTTCCAAAGCATCTATCCTATCACGAGCTGCAGGTTGCGGGGTTGGTGCCTGAGAGCTTAATGCTCTTAATTGGGCCTCGTAAGCTTGTGCTTTACGTTCGGCCTCTTTTTGTTTGGCATATACTTCCTTAAACCTTTTCTCTGGAACGTATTTTCTACCTTCTTCGTCCTCCACGGGTTGCGTTTCGTCCTCTTCTGGTAAGGGTTGGGATTCCTTAACATCAGATTCCGCAGGCTTCTCTGCCTTTGTGGGTTCCTCTACTTCTGTTGGTTCCTGAGAGCTGACCTCAGTGGAAGTGTCGTCTTCCTTTACCTGACCTTCTGAGTCGGTAACTTGATGTTCATCAAACATCGCAGCAAATTGTTGGGAGCTGTCCATATTTTTCACCCCCTTAAGGCACGGTTTTCTTGGAAACCGAGAAACACCCATTACGCAAGGTTTACGACCAAGAACGAGACTTAAGAAGTCTTAGCAATCAACTGTGACGACTGCTAGGATTCCTCAAGTCAACTATCTCTCCATTTAGCACTCTGTACCAACCCGTGTTAATTCTAGCACCAAAGGGACAGTACTGACAAGATATAGTTCCGTCGTGGTTGTCGTTATAACCTTTGTGTGTGGTCCAGTTCTGCTTACTATGGGTAGAACAAATGGGAATATTTACAGGATGTGCTGTATAAACTTCTGCTTCCTGCCAAAACTCGTCTTTACTGTTCGGTAGGTTGGGGAGACTTTTGGCGTTGCTCATTTAAGATTCTCAAGTCGTTTTCTATATCGGACAGAAGTTCACTAAGACCCAAGACCTTTCCTCTTTCAAGTTGGTACTCACTAAAATCCTTAAAGCCTTCTTTTATTGCCCTGTTGGCAAAAACCTTAATTCTTATTTCTATAAAAGCTTTGACGTAAGACCAACTTTCCGAACTCATCATAGACTCAAAGGATTCTCCTCTTTTAAGGGATTCCTTAAGTGACTCATCTATTACTGGGTTTGGTATTTCTTCAAATGTTTGCGGGTCCATTTAATCCTCCTGGCAAATTAGATACTGAATTTCCCATAGGCATTGTACCATTCATCGGGGGTTCTGGCGAAACCTGAGGTCCTGCTTGTGGCATCTGCTGTTGCATACCTTGTAAATCCTGTGGTTGTAACTGAATACCTGCTTGTTCGGCCAACTGGGTTTGTCCAGTAGGGGGAAGGTCCTTGAAGTTGATTTGGGCTCTTATGTTGGCACCCCCTCCGTTATTTTGCTGGGGGATGTCCATAATAGCCTCGTGTTTCTCCACACCCATACCAAGTTTATCAAAGGTCTTATAAGTCAAATCCTCATAATTTAACTGTTTGCCTTGGCTGTTAAGTCCCGCTGTCCAGTCTGGGGTAGAGACCTTATCAAGTGCGATAAAGAAGTTTTCCTGAAGGGCCACTGGGTCAGAGATTGCATCGTTAGATACGGTGGCAATGAAGTCAAAATCCCCAACAATAGACGGTTGAATATCCTCAGGATATACCGTCAAGAAAGCAAATCCTTGGTCCTTGGATATCTTAACCTTCGTTGGAGTTTCCATATCTCCTGGTGCTACTTGGTTTCCATTAAGGTCCATCTTAGCAAGGTCGGTATTTTTAAGTAAATCCTCTACTTCGGCCTTTCCTATGATTCTAAGTTTCTGTTCCTCTGTAGTAAACTGAATCCTCAAATCCTTCCACTGATTGGCGATTCTCTCAATAACCATCTTGTAGAAAAGCTGAATCTTAAGTTTAATCTGGGCGTTGGCTTCCTGTTGAACGAGTCTTACTCCTGTTGCAGTGTCTGTGGCTACGTTGGCGGATGTGTTAATGCCCATTGTATAATCCGTAATTCCAGAACCGTTCTGAAGTGCGGCTGTAAGGTAGTTCATAGTTCCTACAAATGCATTTCCAGTAACGTCTGGTGTTACAAAGGCTTCTATTGCTGTCATATCATCCGTGGTTATAATGTTTCCAGGGGAAGAGATAAGGGTGTGCATATCAACACCTGAGTTCTTTTTAACCTTCCACATATTTCTAAGAGCAAGTTGGACGTTATCAAGCCTTTGATTTAAGACTGCATTGATGGCTCTTTGAACTCTATCAATAGGCTCAATCTCTCCGATTCCATAAAGCTCTCCAGGATAGGGGTAATCCACCCCGTAGGCGATGGGAAGTTCTCCGTGGAAGTAGGGATTTTCTATATCCCTTATAACTAAATTGTATTCTGGGATAACATCTACCCATCTGTCTTTGGTAAATCTTCTTAAAACTACAACCTCTGGGTTTGAGTTGTCCGCTCCGTGCAACTCTTGGGTGGAAAGCATCATCCTTCTATGTTCTCTATAAACCATATCGGAGGAAATCTCCCCTGCGTTACTATTCTTTCTCTCTTTCATTAAGACTTCAAGCTTATCTAAATTCTGGTAGTAATTGTTCCCACGCATAAAGTTCTCACTTTTCAGTTCGTCCATAGTCTTGAAGGTTCTGTAGATAAACCATCTCATATTCGCAAGAGATGAGGCGTTGGGGTCGGGGAAACAGTCGTATATATTTAGGGGTTCAAAATTAGGTCCGTCAAATTCCACTACGTTAATCTCTTCGGACTTACTGGGATTCCAGACGTACATTTCGTTAACTTTTTCTGGGACGGGTCGCCTCTTCTTACTCTCCCTATAATCCCAATGAATCAAACCAAAAGCCGTACCGAAGATAAGCATAGATTTGGCAAACATAGTAGTTTTGGGAAACATTTCGGCTCGTCTCCAATCGTATTTAATAAGTGCGTTTAAGATTTGTCCTGTCGCAACGTCTCCTCTTTCCACAGGATAGAAGGAACCTGAAGGTTCGTTGGCTACAAGTCTTGGGGTTACGGTTTCAATTACTCTAAAGGTCCTGGGGTCAAATACCCTCGCTGCGTGGGGATAGGTGGCACTGTCAATCCACGACCTATACAACTCTTCCTGGCCGTTCATTCTATCGTGAACGGGGTCCAAATACCTTTTGGAGAACGTAAATTGCTCCTTAATCTCTTTTTGTATTCCTTCTTGATTTTGTTCCATAAAAAAAAGACACTCACGTGTCTGCATTCCTAAGTATGTACGATATGTATATCATATAATAAAAAGCCCTTATTTACTAGAGACAACCTCCTCAAGGATAAAACTTGTAGTTGGGTGGCCCTCTTTGGGGCGTAACCACGTCTTATGATTAGTGGATTCCATCTTCTCTACCACCCCAGCACGTATTTCCATCTTTAATTCGGCCGTTCCGTATTGCATTTTTTCCACCAACTCTTCTATGGCGATAAGATAAGGCTTGTTGGTCCGCATCATTGAAGCATATTCATCTAACGTGTACTTCTCAATCATACCCCGATAACTGAATCCTGAGGGATGAATGTAGGTCTAGCGTCACTGTGTGACGAAGGATTAAAGACATCCAGATTCACAAATAAGTACTCTAAGGCTCTCATCCCGTGGCTCCACTGGTCGTGGACTGGGATTTCATTAGATTGATTTACCTGAGTTTCCTTCTTAGTCGGATAACGGTAGTTTAATAAACACTCTCTGAATCTCTCAAGATGACAGTCCACAAAGATTCCCCTCATATACTTATGAGTGATTCGTATTTGGTCGGGGATTTTGACCCCGTCTACGTATCTGATAAAGATTCCAAGCTTTCTATACTCATCAATGGGACTTGTGTTTGTCACGATAGAACGTGCTTTTCCTGCTGGGTCGCCACAGATAAGCTCCGCCGTCTTATAAGGCTTTGATTTAATCACTTGGGAAAAATAGGCGACATCACCATTACTCTCCTCAAAGTAATCAATCACTCTATATTCTCCCTGAAAACGTTGGACCCAAATGATTGCAGTCGGGTCATTAACCCCGAAATCCATAGAGATATAGAGTGGCAAGTGGGGGTCATAGGGAATCATCTTCCCAAAGTTAGATAAAGGCCAGTCTTCATAGACCACTCCGTAGGGCTTTTCGTATTCGGCTAAAATCTCCTGTCTGTAATACCCCATCCCCATATCCATATACTCTCTTTCAATGGAAGCGAGCTCGTCAGGAGAGATATCAGGGTTGTCGTGGGTTCTAAAATGGAAACACTTGAATTTATTGACGGCCGAGTTGGCCTCAATTCTATACATATTCCTAAATCCTTTCGGAGTTCCACCTATGATACAAGGGGCTTCGTGTGTAATTAGATTTGGTCTTATGATGGTCGGCCAGATATCTTCCTCCCAGTCGTCATATTCATCCATTCCTACAGCTCCCCAATTAGATATTCCTCTTAGTGAATCCTTATTCTCAACTCCGTGTAACTGAACCTTTCCCCGCCCTGATATCTCCACACTAAGTTCGGTCTCATTGGTCTTATAGGGAACCTTGTTTCTTTTAAGCTCATCTATCATCCTTACGATGTGGTCGTTCCACACGATATCTTTGGCCTGCTTTCTTGAAGGGGCGATGTAAGGGCACACAAGGCCAGTAGAGAGTGCTTTCTCAAAAAGCCAAGAAATGATAAGGGATGTCTTTCTCCACTTTCTACCAGCTCTAAGCATCACAAATCGTTGTCCTTTATCCAGAGTATCTAATACTTGCTGCTGTGTGGCGTGGGGAGAACCAGGGGCAAATGTATTTAACTGGTATGATTTCACCAAAAAATTTTAGCACAGGGTACTCTTTTTGTAAAAGGGGTATGGGGGGTGCGGGAAATATGCGGGAAATATTGTTCGTTGTTTGGAGTAGGGACGTTCGTTGTGGTGGTGGATGTACGTTGTTTGGGGTAAGGATGTACGTTGGTGTGCATATCCCTACGATATATATATTATATATATAAATGTTATAGTGGTATCCTTTTTTTAATTCAAGCATAATGCAATACTATAGGGTCAATGAGTAATAGTATATTACAACGTGCGTCCTTTGTTGTTGCTACAGCAACGTTCCTAGCAACACGTCGCTATTCGTACATTATACGACATTAAAGACTATCGGTTGTGATTTGGGGATTTGGAGATAAAAGTGTTTTCCCGTCTTTTTCGGTACTCGTTGTTGTACCTACAACATCGGGGTTCTCGGTTATTTGTTGGTCTATAGGTTCTATTTGAGGGTTTCCACGGGTAATGATGAAACGGGTAGTCTTATCGCCGTCGCTAAACTGCATTCCGATAACGTCTTTGTTGTTGTACTGACGCTTCTCTAACCACCATTTGCTTGTGTCTAGGTCCTTGTCTTCCAAAATGGCCTTTGAAACGTTCTTTTTGGCCCACAGGTCGCTATATGCTTGGGCTTGTTGCATTTTAAGTAGAAAGTCAGGCAACGACTGTACCCAATCGTAATAAGTCCTAGGGCTGATTTTGGCCACACTGCAAGCTTCAACAACAGTGGCCCCGATTTGGAACGACTCTTCTAACTTCTTCACGGTGCTACGTGAGTACTTCACTGGTCTACCCATAGGACGTGCTACTTTGGTTACTTTCATACAGGAATTATAACATCTTTGCGGGAATTATGCGGTAATTAGTTTTTTGCCTTTTTGGGCGTGACGTTCTAACGGATATTAGTGCGTTTTTTTGAATGCGTAACGGCGTTACGGAATTTTTTGTGGGCTTGACGGCAAGGTATATTGCCTATTGACAGGAAGTCATCTAGGGTGTAGACTTTGTGAGTCACGCTAGAGTTTATTAATTTTAAGGAGGATATCAAAATGACCGACAAAAAGAACAAAGTCTTAGATATCGTAACTGAAAGGATAATAGCGTCCTTAGAGAAGGGCGAGGTCCCAGCTTGGAGAAAGCCTTGGAGCCACGGCCTACCAAGGAATTATGCGTCTAACAGGACGTATAACGGGTTGAATGTATTTATTTTAGCTACATCTGGATATGCCAGCCAGTACTGGTTGACTTACAAGCAAGCCGCCGATGTTGGTGGTAGTGTCAAGCAC